CGATGCATGGAAGACCGTATTTCCGTCCGAAAGCTTGCCGTTGAATGCGCTCGAATAGAAGGTGATTTCCTCAAACAGCGCCACGATGCTGCCGTAGGATGCAAGCGCCTCCTGGATGGCACCAAGATCGTCGTTGATCATCAGCTGTCGGGATACCGACAAGGCACGGGCATAGGACAAGACCTGCAGGGTCTCAGCGCCCTCTGTCAGCGTCCCATACTTGATTTCGCCGTCTTCAAGGACCTGCTTCAGCATCGGGAAATCACCGATCTTGAGCGAGGTATGCGGGCGGAAGTCGCGGAAATTCCGCTGACGGGCGATGCCGCGATAGGTCGGCTGCGCCATGAGATATCGGGCTTCAAGGGTGCGGTTGATCGCCCCGCTCATGATCAGCGGAAAATCCGACGTGGTATGCGCCGCGCGGGTGAAGATCTCCTCGATTTGGCGAACATTGCGAGGGACGCCGCGATGTTCGACGGTTGCCGCTGCGATCGCCACCAGTCCGTCTTCCATGTAGCCGCGCGCCGCAGCACTTGGACCAGTGGCTGGAAGCGGAGCCCCGAGGCGATAGGCCAGGGCCTCGATCCGGGCGTTGCGGCGATTGTCGCCTTCATCAGTCAGCACGCGGCCTGGCGACGTCGGCGTTGTCTGGCCGGCGAGATGATCGAAGGCCTGCGAGCGGAAGGCGTCGATCGTGACATTGTTGCGAATGGCATCCTGAATGGTGGCGACCGGAATGCCGGCGCGCGTCCCCATATCGAGGATATCAGCGGCACGGGTTGAGGCTGCTGCTTCCGGCGACGGCAGAGTGGCCGGCTGGTTGCGGGAGGCCTCAGTAGCTTCTTCCGTTGCGATGTCGGCCTGCAACTTGCGGATTTCTTCGATCAGGGATGCGTGCTCTGTTTGGATCGCACGCGCGGCGTCTGGAGCCGTATCGTCCTTGATCTCGGTAAGCTTCGCGGCGGCGCGAGCCGTCAGATCGAGCAAATTGGCTCGCATCGCTGCAAGTGAAATCGCAAAGTGGTGTGCGTGACCGGAAACCCAATCCGCAAGGCCAGACGTTACGAGGTGGGCGGGATGCTGCGCTGCAAAGACTTCGGTACTGGCACCGAAGAAGATCACGGAAGCGACAGCAAACGCGAGTGCTACCGCTACGAAACCGTAGGTTCTCTTCATCATATTTTCCTCTGAGAAAGCCTAGCCCACAGGCATAAAGGGCACCCGCCGGAGGGCGGTCGATGGCAGAGCGGTAGCCGCTATCGTGCCGATGCAAATTGCCGTTGCAACATTTCCATGCGCATGCGGCGAACGATGTTCCGGTCGGTCGCCGATGGCGCGACACGGCAATTGAAAAGCGCGTCTTCGGCCGCAGCGCGAACCTGTGCGCCCGGATCAGCGGGGATAGGGACAGCTGAGATTTCCCACGGCTCCCAATCGATCACCCGTCGCAATGGCGTTTGACCCTCGCGATCGGTCGTCTCGACTGCGTGGATGCGGTATCCAACAGAGATGTTCGAGACCGTCCCTTCCTTGATACGAGCGACACGGTCAGCGGCATCGGCCGCATTGGAAAGCAGTATCGTCGCGTAGCCTTTTCCGCCTTTGATATTGGCGGAGCCGCGAACGACCGAACCGATGACATCTTCGAGGCTCCACTGGCCGTGGGTGTCGAGAAACGGCGCTCCGGCGTTGAGCCGATCAAGACGAACGCTGGAGCTGTTGACGACAAGCTCCTCATCAAACTCGCCATCCATCCACGAAACGCGACGCACGGTGGCGCCGGTCGTGAAGATGACGTCAATGGTGTTGCTGTTCTGATCGAATGAGCCTGCACGCACCTCGGCGTCACGAAGAAGCTGTGGCATGCGGATAATCTCAGCCATTGGGATTGTCCTTCGTTTGGTTAGGCTGCCCATCTTCCAGAAGCGACGGTGCAACGCCGCCAGCCGGGCGGCGCGGATCGATATCGAGGGGCACGTTGTTGGCATCGGCGAACTTGAAGAAGGCGTCGAAATCCTTGACGACCTTCCGCCAATCCCGACCCCATGCAGACACAAATTCCTGCGGCGAAAGCCGACCGGATCTGACCGCCAGGACATCGGCCTGAAGATCCTTGAGCGGATCGATCGGCTCGATGGCCGGCATGATGTGATCGACGTGATAGCCTTCCTTGCGGTTTGGCAGACGGCCGGCAAGGATGGCGAGATCAAGAAAGCGGCGATCAACTTTACGGCAGACCATCGGCACCATAACGGACCATTGGATCTGATGGACCAATCGCCGGAACTCGATCTTTCCAGCCCGCAATGACGAGTAATTCGCCTGCGTAAGATCGCCGGTCAGCTGGTCGTAGGTTATGCCGGCACCCGCCGCCATGGCGCGAAGGCCGGCCCTATAGGAATCCGCGAACACGGACTGGGATGATGGATTTGGAAAGGTGATCTCCGCGTCGCCAATATCCTGAATGCTGCCGGGCTCAACGCGCGTGATCTTGTCGCCCTTGTCGTCTTTCTTACTCACCAGAACGTTGTTGGTGCCAGGCGGGCGCCTGATAAATCCTGCGTAGCTGGCCTGCGTTCTTTGCTGCAGGATCGCAGCCTCCATCAAGTCCTGCAGCTCTCTCGATGTCAGCAGGATTGGCGCGAACCAGCTGACACCGCGAAGTTGACCAAGGCGCAACGGGCGATAGAGATGGCAGACGTCGCTCCAGTCGACGAGGACGGACGGCTCGATGTTGCCAACGACCATCTCGCCGGGATGCACCTTCCAGAGATACATTCCCTGACGCACACTCCAATCGCCGATCTTGATGCCGAGGCGGACCAGCGAGTTATCACCAGGCGAGGCGTAGATGCTATCGCGGGCCGCATCGATCTGGTCCCCTTCGAGCCCCTGAAGACGAAACGGCAGGGTGTTCGGCGAATCTGCCAGGCGTCTCGGCACCATTCGAAGGACGCTGTCACCACCCTCGACCATCGAGCGAAACAGCAAGGATTGTTGCGCACCGTAATCAAGGACGCCCTCGATGTCGCTCGATGCCTCCCACTCTTCGCGTAGAAGGCGGTATTTGTTGTCGATCCTGTCGGAACCGGTGTTCGGCACCGTCATGATGCCGGTGTCAATGACGTGCGACGTCAGGACATCCAGGATGCGCTGACCGGCCCAGCTGTCGCGCACAAAGGCACGGGACCGGTCGCGCAACGTTCCAAGCGCACGATGGATCTCGGCATTGGCCGACGTGTGCGGCGCGATCCGGGTGCGGTTGCGACGACCAAAACCGGCCGATGCATATTCCCGCTTGGTCAACCACCCACGGATATTGCTAAAAATGCTCATCAATAGCCGCCATAATATTCCGTGAGGATCGGCCCACCGACGTCAATCGGGGCTTCAACCTCAGCCTTGATTAGATCTCGAGCGCGCAAGAGATCGTGCATGCTCTGATATTCGACCTCATGGGTCTGATAGCGGACGCGCTTGGCGCCGTTGGCGATCGCCAAGTTGATCGCGTCTAAATCCGATTGGGACCATGCCATCAGTCGTCGCCCTCATATCCGTCGTCGCGATCGTGATGACTGCTCATCATGGCTTGCGGGCGGAACACGTCGTCGTTTTCGTCTTGTTCCGTCATATCTTCGGCCTGCGCTCGTTTGGCGGCGACCTGGCTTGCGGCGATGAGCGGTGCGGGCGCGAACATATCGGGATTAATGACACTCTCGGGAACGCCTCGCATACCTGCCAACACGCTCCACTCTTCCGCTGTCATGCGGGATATGCCGAGGTAATCGCCAAGTGCGTCGCCGTAGATTTCACAGTCAAGAAAGTGGTTCGCCTGACCGGCGCGCGGTATCCAGATCCGTCGAGAGCGGGCTTTACCCTTCTTCACCTTCTCGGTACCGAGATACTCCGAGGTAATCTGCTTGAAATAGACCTCGTCCATCCAATCGCCAAAGTGGCAATATCCCGGTGGGTTTTCAGGTTTACCGGCAGCGAGCCCTTCCTTGTGCAGGTTGGCGTAGAAGGCGCCCTTAAGCGACCACGTTCCTACCCCCCAGACCATCGCCCCATCGCGGATGCGCTGACCATTGAAGTTGATGTCGACGGGTGAAGGCTGTCCGATGGCCGGCCTAGACCAGCCGTCCAAACCTTTCAAAGCAAACGTGGCTGGCTTGCTTCGAACCCAAGTGTAGACCACGTGAGAGCGATATCCCGAGTCGACCCCAAAGGCGTCGACGGTGCGAGTACCCCCGAAAGCATCAGGCCATTGTTTGCAACGCAGCTCCTCAAGCTTGACGAATGCACCGCCATGCGGATCGTCCGTCGCGCCCTCGATATAGCCAGCATCTACGCGCCATGACTGACGGTCAGCACCAAAAGCTTTGAACACGTAGTAGATGCCATTTTGCTGGACGTCAGCCGCACCGACAAGAACCAGTCCCGGCGCTGGCACATGTCCGCGCTTCAGATCGTTTTCGCGTCGTTCCATAAGCCTGATGTGGTCCGGCGCATCGCCCTTCATGTCGAAGGAGAGGCCGAGTGTCAGATTATGAAACGTCTTCAGCTTTTGCGGATCTTGCTCTGCCGCAACAAAACGAGAAGCAATCTTCTCCCAAGGTACGAAAGGCGAGGTCAGCGCATCAAAGTGATACGATGGATAAGCGCCAGGCCGAGGTGCTTCAGCGATCCATTCGCCTTTCTTCATCAGCGAAACCTTTTCGTAAGGCTCGATGATGCTGCCGCAGCACGGCGTCGCGTAATGAGGCTCGTGCGGAAATTCATCGTTGAACCGAAAATACTTCCGATCGAAGACGAACTTGAATTTCTCGCCGCATCCGGGGCAAGGCATGTGCCAATAGCGCTGGTCACCGGCCTCGAAATAACCGTCGATACGAGAGCCGCCCTTTATGGTCGGCGTCGAATTGTAGAGGCGCAGCCATTCGCCAGACATCAGGAACGATTCCTGACGGGCCTCGACCATGCCGATCGGATCACCTTGACCGTCGAGATCGTCCGGATACTCGTCGACTTCGTCGCAGAATGCCTTTTTGATGGTCGACGAACGAAGATCCGCAGCGGAATTGGCGATGGCAAGCTTTAGCGAGCCGCCTCGAAACCGCTTGAACACCGCCGTCGAACCGTCGCCAGAACGGGAAGACTGCTCCCGCACAAGATCGCGAAGAGCCGGCGTGCCTTGGATTGCGATTGTCAACTTTTCTGTGTTGAATTCTTTCAGAGCACCAGTCGTTGGCTGAACGATCATTGCACGACAAGGATCGGTCGCAATCAGGTGACCGCAGGCTGCGAGGATCAGCGTCGTGAAGCCCGTCTGCGCTGACTTGCGGATGGCAATCTC